CCAGATTGACAGTTAAGATATTGCGGGCTATTCCGAATAACCTTTCTGTTCTCTTTGGTCAAATTAGCCCAACTTTTCCTAACTTCAACCATAACTGCATGAGACGAAGTATCATCCCACGGCATAGTTTTAGTAATGTCTTGCAGGAAAGACAGCTTTGGGAACTTAACTACAGTTTCAGCATAAGCCAGTTCTTCCAACTTAAGCCCCCTACGATAGGTAACCAGGCGATTGGCTACACCGGTCTTGAATGAATTAAACGCATTCAAGATAGCCTCACCTACCCTATCTTCCGCCTTATTGTTGACCGTAGCTGAGATTTTACTCTTAAGTCCTTCTACAATCAGCTTCCTAACGCCGTCAGGATAGCTAAAATAGTCACTCAAGTAAGGGATTTCCATTACATTAAGGCTATGTTGCACGCCTGTAGTCAGGGCAAATGTAACGGTACCCTCTTCATGGTTAGTGAAGGCTCTTTTATTAGCTTTTGAATTAAAAGCTACTGTAGAGCCGTCTGCCATAGTTACTTCTTTCATCTTGCTTTCGTTAACTTCACTCATATCACGCCTCATTTGCTTGCGCCAACTGCTACTAGCAGTTGCTAGCAGCAGTATTTGGCTAAATTGTACTCAATTTACCTAGTCTTGTAACATTTATGTTACACTAACTAGATTTTATGTTAAACCGACAAGCAAGGCTTCTAATGAAACTTTTGTTGACGTATCAAGGGATAGCCCTCCTACTTGATATTCAGTTACCCTAGTTTCAAAGAAGTTACGCTCTTTTCTGTTCTCCAGCATTTCCGCTAACCAGGTTACCCCCGGTGCAGTCACTTCAGGATATAGTGGAGCCATCTCAACTTGTCTTAGCCTAAAGTTTACCATATACTTCGTTTGTTGTATATGGTCTTCAGCAGAATATCCTACTATATTTTTCGGAATAGCCGCGCTAGCGTAAATGACCTCTGCCTCGACTAGCTGCTCAAACATAACCCGGATGCACTTGCACACGTAGTCTGAGAAGCCATAGGATTGTTTTATGCTGCGTAGCAATGCTACCCCGAAGGCAACATGGGTTATCTCATCGCGGGCAATGTATAGCAACTGCGAAATTGTGCCAGGAACTTTACCTGCGCGTCCTAGTGCGAGGATCGGGCTAAACCCGTGGTAAAACCAGATGCCTTCAAAACCTAGATAATAGAAGGCTAGGCTGACTATAAATTGCTCAATAGCTTCTTCAGGCCAATCACCGTATGCCGCTAGGGGCATTGCCGCGTAGTTCTTTGCTAAACTAAACTTCTGAGCGATATACTCCCTTTCTTTATATCTACCATAAATGGTATCGTCACCTAACGCTAAGTTCTCTATGATATGCTGGTAGGTGTGGCTATGCAGGCTCTCATCAGCAATTTGATGCCCTAACCATAGGCGAAGCTCAGGTACATCGAGAAGCTGGTATAGCCTAAGTGCAATGTTCTCTTGCACCACTAGGTCACTTGTTGTAAGGGTGGCAAATACATCTAGGAACATCTCTTTTAGCTCAGGCTCAAGGGTAGCAAAGCTACTTATGTCCTGTGACATATTTATTTCTTCTGGAGTCCAGAAGTTTTTTCTAGCCCTTTTATACATAGAGTAAGCCCAAGGGTAGGCCATAGGTGACAGGTTATACGTATCGCCTGCATTGTTTGTAAACAGAGTTTTCATAATTAGCTATCTCAAATTGTTTAGTTTAGCTCGCTGGGGGTGTTTCAAGTTGGTCTGCGACTAACGTAGCATAGCCCGCTATATCCATCCAATGGTCAGCTACATTAGGATTGCCCGAAACAATCCTACCTAATTTATGGCAGATCATATCTACAGACTCTCGCTGTGCTGCGGTCATAGCATCCCAACATACACCGAATCTAACTACTTCCTTTAGGGCTTGCGTAGTTGCACTATTGTAGAGAAAGTTACCGTGTGTTGCACTTCTTTCCTTAATTAAATCTTCTATCATCATGCTGTTACCTGCTATTGCTGCTTTATTTGTAAAACATTTTACCTTTACGTGAGGTAAAGTATAACTCATGCCCTCCTGACGATACACCTTTTAGTGTATCTTTTATTTCCCTATAAACCTTTTTCTCTTTTATAGGCTTATTAAGCCTAGATGAATACTCTTTGCTTTTGGCTAGGTCACATAAATTGGAACTTCTAGCATGAAACCTTTTACTTGTGCTGTACGCGCTCTTTCTAGCGAGAAGCACTCTAGCTACCCTTATCCAATCTCTTTTCTTAAGCCCCCTGGCTTCATGGTATACATTACGTGCCATACAATCGGCTTCTGCCGAGGTTATCGAAGCCGCTAGTGTAAATTGCGACGTTGTAAGTAAAACGATTAGGATGAGCGTTTTCATGATTACCTAACTCTGCTTTGGCTTGTTTAAGATAAATAAGGGGCATATACTGCCCCTTATTGCTACTGCTAGTGACCTTATATTATTTCATCTTCATCACCCACAATCTCAGTGAAAAGCTGTCTGGTTTTAGTTTCGCTAAAACCCGTTAGTTCTGCTAGTTGCGCGATGCTAAGGCTATCAATTAAGGTTTTAGCCGCTAAGATACGTTTACCTTCAACGTAGATAGTTGAACCTTTGCGCGGCACTACTGATAGCAAACCGTTAGTAAAGTATATGTGACGGGGTCTCTGCATGTAATGGCCCAATGCTAGCTTATTGTGAGAAACTCACCTTGGTTATTAAACACCAGTGTTACTGAACATTCAGCACCACTAAAGGTTATTCGCTTTCTTGTATTACTTTCCCTAGTACTATGGGGTATATCATTGCTATTGCAAGCTAATACAAGGGCAGTATAGCTATCGCTGGCTATAGCCAGTGCAAGCGATATTCTATTACGCAATACCCTTTTACCATAGTATACATAGGTAGCTTGCTTATACCATAGCGGGCTTCTCGTGTCTACCCCGGATTCATAGCAATCAAGTTGGGTATCTAGGAGGATTAAATCTTCTTCGATTTTACCCAGCATTTCATGCAATTCAGCTTTACTTAGGCTGTCGAGTTTCTTTAGCTCTTTTACTAAGTCAAACTTACTGCGATTACCCTCGACTGGTTTAGGGTAAATTGCTTCTTTATGTGAAGGCGAAACTAGAGGGTATCTCATATAACAATCGGGGCAAGTAGGGCAGTGAAGTCACCGCGTGTAATTAAAAGTTGATTTGCCCCGCCAACAGGCACTAGCTGGTAGGTAAATTTAGCTGCATTAGCCGTTTCCTCTTTACCTATGTAAATTTGAACATATAGGTCAAGCAGCATTTGCAAGGCTCCCCAGTTATAGACGTGGCTTGTAAATAGCTTTAGCTTGTCTTTATCGTTAGTTGAAACATTTTTAGTAGCTTCGCTAATTAGCTTTTCCATGCTCCCTACAACATGTGTACCATACAGCGATGTGTCAAGGTAGGCTGCATCAAACCCTTCGGTACCTTCTAGGTATGTTGGGTAAATTAAGCCATATACTTCAACGCCGTCGGTGGTTTTTACTTGTTTTATCTCTAAATCTAAGTCGAGTCTTTTAGCCTTTCTGACGTTAGTGAAGATAGCTTTTGTGTCTTTATTAGGGCGGTAAACCGCGTCTATTGGCGTAACTATGTCGCCAAATTTAGCTAGAAAAAATGTATTGGTAACATAGGTAGCCTTTGTGGTCATATACACCCCATCGTGCTTACCGATGTTACACTTTACTACGTCTGATAGTATGCGAAGCATCTTATATGTCATGTTCATCTTGCTTTCTCTCTCATTTAAGTTTAGTTGAGGCGGGCCAACACCCGCCCCATGCAGCGGGTTATTCAGCCTGTAAGTCACTAATGACTTTACTTATCTTATCAAGCCTAGCTAAAGCTAGCTCATCACTATAGTCATCTGGGTATCGCTTACGCAATTTAGTTATATTGCTGGCAGCAACATCCTCTAGCGTAAACCCTAGTACATCTGCGGTGAAGGCAACAAACCAAAGTATATCGCCTAGCTCCTCTTTTATATTGTCAACGTCGAGGGGCTTACCATAAATGATGTTTGCTTTAATGGCCGTTGCCACTTCACCGGCTTCGCTAGTTAACCCTAGTGCAGCGTGCGCTAGGTCGGTTTCACTGCCAACTAGCCCACTTAGGCTATACTTGGCTGTGCGTAGTGCATCACTTTGAAACAAGTTTAGTGTGGTGTCTGTATTCATACTTTTTCCGTCTGTTTTTACGTAGTTTAGAAATGGTTAGTTCAAGCAACACAAAAGCATCTACTACTAACAGTGCCAACAGTACGTCTGATAGCTGATAAAACGTAGTGTAATACATAGCGTAGGCTCTCTAAAAAGGTTGGTTTGCGAATCAAGGCATAGCGTGTACGTTGCATAAACAAGTCTCGCGTCTCGCAGGTGAGTTAAACATGACCATAAGATACCGTTGAGGTCTTATAGTCTACGGGGATTATAAGCGGGTGCTTATAAGGAACTACTACTTCCATAGCAGATATAATACGGCTACGTCTATCTTCTGCCACTTCTATAGGATACTGGGTAACAATGCTATCATGAACTTGCATTAGCACTTGTACATCTGGTATTTTTTCTACTCTTGGCCAGGCGATATTCATAGCGTCAGCTACAGTACTTTGGCCTATAAACCCATAGGCTTTATTATATCTTGTAACATCACTTTTGTCGATAAAATATCTACGTCTACCGAAGATGTTATCTATGTAGCCACGTTTAGCAATACTATCTTGTAAGCGTTTATGCCACCTAGGTATCTCTGGGCACCGTAGGAAATACCAACTTTGTAGACGCTTTGCATCGGCCATTGGCATAGCTAGTGTAACTGCCATTTTTTCTAGCCCTAAGCCATAATTTGAACCATGACATATAGACTTATACAGCTTATACTCCGCTGACTTCTCAGTTATCTCACGTTGTAAATGTTCACTTGCAATATAGGCATATAGCTTACCTATACCCTTTTCAAAGAAGTCTATAAGGAACCTACACTCAGCTTCCCAGGCAACTACCCTAGCGTCTGCCCCACTTAGGTCAGCATCCATTAGCTCATACCCGTCATCTGGTATGAACATCTTTTTTACGTTAGGTAACAGTAAATTGCCTTCTGGTGAGTATGTTAGGAACTCGCTTTCGTTATCATTTTCTCCCTCAACTTCAGTAGCATAGCGTAACTCTAATTTACCTTTTTTAGGTATATTCTGCATGTTTGCAGCTCTACCAAAGGCATTTTTAGAACTAGCAAGGCGACCTGTGGCAGTTCCAGCTACTTTATATTGCGTTCGCATCCTACCATCCGGATCGGTAGCTGCCCCTAAGAAAGCGGAGGTAAACTTTACTATCGCAGTATATTCTAGCAGTAATGCTAGGAAGGGTTTATAAAGCGGATACTTATCCATGTAGTCTAGCATCGCTTTAGAGTCTAGCGTTTCAGAGTCATCCTTGCCTTTTCTTTTAGCTACATTAAGCGTCATGCCTAGAAAATCCGTAAATATCTTCTTCTTCTGTTTACCTGAATTAAGGTTAAATTCAAACCCTATACTGTCGTAAATAGCTACCTTTACGGCGTCTGCAATAGCGGTAAACTGCTTGTAGAGTTCAGCCTTTTGCTGTAGATCAACTCTAACACCGCGACGCATTGTACGAAGTGTGGCTGGCACTAGATCATCCATTGTCATCTTGTATAGTGCAGCTAGCGTGCTATCTTCTTCGGTGAATTGTTTACGTAAAGCGTACACGCACTCAAGAGTGTATATCGCATCTTTTACGTTATAAATCCATCGAGAGTCACCTATCTCATCTTTCCAATAGCTAACGCTTTTACAATACATGCTTGCAAGAAACGCCAAGTCTTTTGGTAGAAATGAATATAGCGTATGCTGCATTATTAAACTATCGTCAGCTATAATAGGTAGAAATAGGTATCGCCCTAATATAACCATGATGTCAAACGCTACTGCATTTTGCCCAACTAGCGTAGCATTGCTATGTGTAAGCACTCTAAATAGCACTTCCATTATCTCTTGCTCTCTAGCAAGGGAATGTAGCGATGCTACACCAGGCTTTGCAAGTGCGATGCACCCACCTTCTTCTACACTATGTGCGATGCCTATGCAATCTATGATGGCTTCGCCGGGAACGCTATAAAACATAGTTTCTATATCTATAGCTAAATCTAACTTTTCCCCCGCGTCTAACCTACGCAGTAGCCGCATAGCGTAGTCTATGCCGTCATCGCCAATATGGTAGGTATGGCTTACCCTATAGTGGTCAATACCGTGTTTAGCGGTATTGTGGAATATCTCACCTACCTTTTGTAAGTCCATCTCAATAACAGGGGTTTCACCCGTCATTATAACTGCATTTAGCGTATGGTACATGGGGAAATATATTCTACTGTCCTTGTATAGAATACTCCCGCGATACCTAGCTAATCCCCCTAAAGGTTTATATTCACTTTTAAGCCCCCTTGTGTCACGTAAAGACACACCTTCGGTTAGGAAAAATAGCCCCCACTTTCCAGTTATAATGACTATCTCAGGTTCTACAGCTTCCACAAAGCTATAAAGCTGCATTACTTCATCATGTAACCTAACCGATAAGTATATGTTGCGGAAGGCAACATACCCTGGCAGGGCATCCTTAGATACTTCTTCCGGGTAGTCTTTATTACTACCATAGGCATTATCTGTATAGCTATAATCAACATAGGTTGGGGTTATATCCTTCATGAATATCCCCATCCAACCTGGCACAGGTAGCCTATTGAATACATTTGCCCTCCCTATACGTAGTGAGGTAAAAAAGTTCATGTTGCTAGCAGAACTAAAGGGGTCGTCTCTAGCTGACTCATCTCTAGTCGGCCTGTCGAATACGACAAGCACTCTACTCTTTTTTGGGTATTTAGGACGTTTCACTTTTACTTTACCTTAGAAAAGGGTGCTACGCACAAACCATGCGTGCGTAGCACCGAGGCTATATTAGCCTAAGAAGGGCAGGAAACCACAGAATGGCGCAGATGGGGTACCATTATCAATGGCATGTTCCATAACGGCCTTATTCTGCCTATTAGGCCGCTGTATGATGCTTACACGAACCGGGTTACCGTTTATGGTATTGCAAAGCATAGTGAATGCCTCTCTGTGGAATACCATAGCAGGGTATAGCTCGGCTATATTAGGTACACCAAGCAGTTCCTCCGGAATCTCGAGAGAGTCAAAGTCAATAGAAGCTTCAGCGTCAGCCTGGATACTATTGAAGTCTACTTCAAGTGTTGTCAGCAGTTGCTTGAGAGCTACGTTGTGTTTCATTTCAAGCAAACCCGTATCTTGGTTAAACTTCAATGAAACCATGCCGAATACAAGCGGTTCATCTTCTAACAGTATCTCACGTGCTTTATCATCGGTAAGCACTGCACCTAGCATCATAAAGCCAGACAATACATAGTCGTCTGTTTCCACGCGCTGTTTATTCACCCATTCCACTTTCTTTTCGATCCTAATGTACTGCTTGTTTTCTTTCCCAGTTATAGTACATTTTGCTAGTTCACCTGAGTATACACCAGCGGGCAGGATAGGGGTTTTATCTGCGAAGTCGTCTACATTTACGCTAAAACGTGCCATTTTAATTCACCTAATTTGTGTTGAGAAATGTTGCTTGTATTACAAATTGTCTTACGAAGCATTGCGAAGCATTATCTGTCTCTGTATTCTACCAGTTTAGCTACTGTTTTGCAGTCACCCTTTATATTGTTGTTTGCAGTAAGTATTGACTCTAATGTTGCTACTTTAGAGTCGATGAAAGCTAAATCGTCTAACCCATCTACTATCCCATGGTACAGGCATAGGTTGCCGCGTAGCATAGCTTCGCATTGCGCCTTTACATCATCCACTGACATGCCCTTACAGAGTATGTAGGTGAAGGCTAGCCCGTACCCTATCTCATAATATAGGTCACTTTGATTATCGGGTAGGCCCGTTAGGGCTACCAGGGTTTCCATCGCGTCGTATTTTGACTTTGCAAAAAGCCTATTCATGATGTCCATTGCTATTTTACCTCAATTTGTTTCTGTAATCTACTTGAAAAAGCCGTGTGTAATGAATGACGGTTCTAAGTTGTCTTTTTGCGGTATTGTCCTCGCTACAGTGTATACTTTACTTTTACTTCCAGCCCATTTATAGGCTGCACCTAATTTATAGCAGTAGACTACATCGGTGAATAGCCCCATGACTGTTTCATAGTTACTATTGCCACACCACAAGTTAACCTTAACTTGCTCTAGGCTACCAGAGTCATTAAACGTCTCACGCTCATGCGCTAGCAGTATTACATGACAGTCTAATTTAGTTAACTGCGCTAGTGCGCTGTATAGCGCACGTTGCACTGGTAAGTAGTCACTTTGGCTAACAAGTATCTTATCGCCAACAAGGGTATTCCACAGTTCTGCCCCGATTGGACTAAGCCCGTCCACAATAAGTACATCTGACGGAAGTAGGTCGCCTACATTACCTATTAAAACTTCCTCACCTGTTACGTAGTCTGTTCCCTTGAAGTTGCCTAAAGCCTTTAGTATCTTCGTCAAATACGTATAATTTTCTTTACCCTCAGTTGTAGTTGTGTTACCAGTCAATGCAGCCTTCTTACTCGAAGAAGCAAAAGCATTTATGCTGCGCTCTAGGTCTACAAAGGCTTTCTTTTTTTCTTGCGGAAATACATAGACTATTTGCCCTGCCTTTGGCGTTATGCCGAATTTACTCAAACCAAAAGCTATGCCGCCTAAGCTGTTACGTTCTGTCATTAAATAGACAAGCCGACGTTCTTTTGGCGCATCTATTAGCGCAGATACAGTTGAAGTTGTCTTACCTGTCCCACCTGCCCCATATAATATGACTTTATGTGTCATGGAAATGGGATGGCGACTAAATGGTACATTACTCATAACTTTGTTCACCTTACTTTGTTTTGTTTACATTTGCCTTTAGCTAGCTACTAGCTAGCTACTAGCTAGCTACTAGCGTAGCTAAATACTCACCTAGCTCTGTAGGGGTATCCACTAGCGGATAGCCTACAATTTGTTGCATCCTAGCTGCAATCAATTCATCCCCTTCTTTAACTATGCATCCCTGTGCGTAGTCGCACATCCTACCCCAACTATGGCAACCTTCATTATAAATAGGGATGAATAGGCTACGAAAGTCTGCCTCTTGTGACTCTTTCCAATACTTATAGCGTTCGGCTAGTTCTTCTATGACACTAAAAGTTGATTGCTCCCACCAGTCTAACTGCGCGTCACTACAGTCTACAATTATCTCAAAGGGTGCCTCATACGAAGTCATTATAGGAACTTTCCTAACTACAGTTTTAGTAACGGGCAACCCTAGTTTACGGCAGGCATACACATACCCTATGAATTGCCCCCTACATAAGTATTCTGCCCGAAGTTTGTCTAAGTCAGGCAGCTTCGTCCCAGGTACCCTGTAAACAGCCTTGGTTGTCTTTTCATCTACTACAAAAAATTCCTCCCTACCTCTACTTACAGAAGTCCCAACTAGGTCAAGTTTACCAGTAAACTTAATTGTCCTATCTTTCAAGTCTGGATGCGGTATACCAGTGTCTATCTCAAAGGTATACTCGATAGCATGGGTACCATCTACTAGCTTTGCCGGGGTAATATCGCTATTTGCAAATTGCCTAAAGTATCTCTCGAATACGTGCGCTGTACGTTCATTAGTCTTAACACCATCCTGTATAGCGTCCGCCTCAAGTATGTGGTTTACCCCTAATGCAATAGCATCGTCTTCTGACATACCTGAGTTATAAAATGCTTTTCTAGTTATCTCACAAGCTGAGGCAAATAAACCACCTGCATATAGATCGGAACTAACCCCATAGGGTCTATAATGTTGGACGTACCGGCGGAACCAAGCCAACCTACACCGATGTACGTCGGCTAGCATACTAGAACTGAAGTTCGGCGGAAACAGTGTGTTCATCTTTACTTTTCTCATCTAAATGTACGTTGTACATGCCAAGGATGCCTAGCAAGGCATTTATGGTACGCTTGGGAAAACCCAAATTGCTGTAGTGAATCTGGATTATTTCTAGCTCACTTGCATCCAGCAATTCACCTTTACTATGCCTTTCCATCATGGCTAGTATTTGCTCTTTTAGGGCTTTTTTCGTGACCCTTATGACCTTTTCTTTCACCTCATGTAGGGCAAAGGTAGCTTCCCTATGCTGCCTTACCCAGGGTACGACAATAGACTTAAACTCCTGTAGTGTAACTTCACCACCCTTGGCTACCTTCTCTTGCAGTAGGGCATATGCCCTATTTATCTCACCTATTGAATCGTCTACCTCACACATGTTACCCTCTCATTGTGTACCCTTGTACACCATAAGTTTTTTAGACGCCCTACTTGCAGCAGTATACCAACACTTCATAGCTTCACTTCTATTAGGGTTGCGAAGTATATCTGCAACAAGCACTACTACCGTCGGTATCGTCCTACCCTGTGCGCGATGCGCTGTTATTGCATAGCTATGCTGAAGGTTAGCAAAGCTACTTAGAACATCCCAACGCTCGCGGTATGCCTTAGCTTTGTCTTTAGCGTTACTTTTATGCCATGCACGATGCTCTAAAAGACGCCCTAATTGCTCTAGTGTCGCCTCGCTTATCTCATACAATGTAGCCTCACCGTGGATTGTTTCTACTTTTACCTTCTTTATGGGGAAGGTAAATTCATCTATGCTAAATGTAGTGTCGCTAGACACTAATACCGTTCCTGGTGTATTTGTATGCAGTGCTTCACTTTTAGCTACTTGACGTAAGATGCTTGTAAGTGAACCTGACTTGAAGTCCTCTATTACATTGACAGGGCTAGTTAGTATAACCTTGTCGCCTGGAACATACTTATCTTTCGGATCATCGAAGATAACCTTACGCACCTTTGCATTATATGCCGCTACAGTTGCGTTAGTCCACGCTATTATAGCTGCATCGCCATGCAGTAGGGCGTCCCTGCCCTCACTAGAAGCGATATAGCTATCTATATCGCTCTTTTTTACGTCAAATGCACCCCCTATGAGTTCTTTACTTACAGTTGCTCTTTCTAACTCTGTTAGGTAGCGGTGAAGCTCACCTGAGTTACGCATAGGCTCTGTAAGGGTTATAACGGGCACGTCGGCTAGCGTAAAGACAGGTGAAACCAGCGTCTTTGTTATGCTACGTTTACCGTCGTTAGGGGGTGGTAGCTGTGCGTCATGCCCCATTATAAGTAACTTCTTTCTCATACTTAGCAATCGCTGTACCATAGCTGAGGATAGCATTGATGCCTCATCTATAATTACTAAGTTTATATCACCCCAAATGTTATGAGGTAACCCCTCTTTGAACTCTATGCTACCCTCTATAACTGTAGGACGTATACCTAAGCTGGCATGTACAGTCATGCTAGTTGGCGCACGGCCATCGCTTAGTTTACCTTCTAAAGCTGCATTAGCTTGTGCTAACGCTTCATGTGTTGGGGCTAACAGTAGTGCTTCTGCATCTACACTACGTAAGAAGTGTGATAGCAGGTAGGTTTTACCATATCCTCCTGGTGCGGTTAGCACTACCGTTAGTTCGGGCGATGCCCACCACAGTTTTAGCTTACGTAAAGCGTCAACCTGGCTAGCATTCAGGGACATAACTACCCTTTGCAATCAAAAACGTAGTATGTAATTTAACCCATGTTTTTGGGTTAAGTGCCTCTGGAAAGGTCAACACCAGTAAAACCGCATCGTCCATGGTTTCGCCAACAATACTACTTATGTGACGTAAGAAGTCTTCTTCATTTGCCGTAGCCGGGCTACCGTCTTCGTTATCATATGCAATGTTCCATTCATAGCAGACACCTTGCATACGCTTTTCGTCGTACCCATCCATGTAGACTACTTCGTAAAAGTAACATGGCGGTCTCACATCGCGGTCAACTATTGCTGGGTCATAGTAAATTATGTTTGAAGCATTCATCTTAGTTTACCTATCTGTTGTTGCTGTAAGGAAAGTGTAATACAGAATTATATCTGTAGGCTTGCTACGCGGCAGCGGTGACCGCAGACTAATGTAAGTTACGCTTTCATCTTCTTTAAGATCGCTGTAAGCTGCCTTTAGCGCATGTTCTAAAAATTTACCTGCACTTATCTGCCAATCGAACAGTACATTACTTATCTGACGCTCTTCCCCACTTGCGTTAGCTATTATAGCTTCGTAAAAGTAGCTTTCAGGGTACTCTTTGACTACACTATGGTCAAAGTAAACTATATTTAACGGTTCTTGTTTCATCTTAGTTTACCTACTTCGGTTTATCTTATGGTAAGATAGGCTACTTAGCCTATCCCCCCGTTTTCTGGCCATTCAAAAAACGTGCCATAATGATAGAGCGAAAAACGACACGACGTCAAGCCATAAAAATCAAATATCATGCCAACGTAAAAAATTGACACCTTTATATATATGAAAAAATAAAAGAAAAAATGACCGACAAGCACAGCTCATATTTTTTGCGACCAGTACGCTCACAGCTCATATTTTTTGCGACCAGTACGCTCAATGTGTTGCAATTATGAAATGCCGGTTTATACTATCCCTCAATGGGCGAGTCATGCCCACGTAGTTGAGGTAGGTGGGGCTAGGTCATCTAGCCCGCGTGTAGGCGCAGGTCGCCTACCGCGTTACTACATAAATGATTTAGTTCTAGTGACCATGTTTAGCTCAGGTAGTCTGAGTTCCGTAAAGCTAACATGGTAGTAAAGCAAGTGCTTTACGATACCTTCCAACCTTACGCTAGATAAGGTGAAACTTAGACTTCTAGCATTATTTATATTAAAATAAAGACTTTATATGAGTCTTTATTTTAGGGTATACAGGGTTCCCTAAATAACCTTGATTAAATAAGTAAGTAACCTAGATAAAGAAAACGGAGACCCTCAATGGGGGGTATCTGACACGGACGTTAACTGGGAGCAAGACTTACAGTGTGATAACTGTTATGAGCCAATCCAACCGGAGAGAGTAGCAAAATGAAAGTAATACTGACAAATGCTTTTAGCCTGAATATGCTGGCAGACGACTGTCTGCTTGACGTAGCCACCTTAACGGTGGATCAGGTAAAACTAATCCTAAGTGAAATAGAATGGGAAAGTGCCATAGGGCACGAAGACACGGCGGCTATCGTAGGTAACCTACTCGGGATGGCCGTCCAGTGTAATAGAACTACGGTAGTTATGGAGCGCGATACCCCAGTTATCGTAGCCCAGTACGTTGGGCCTAGGTTGCCCGAAGGGTCAACTACCCTACCTGAGGGTAGTAAAATTATCTTTAAGCGGGTTGAGAAATTCTATGAATGATTCACCTAACCTACCCTTTGCAGAGAGGGTAAAAGTATGGGGGCTTCCACATGACGTGGAAGATGCTATTTTAGCCGAGGTAGATACTTCGGCACATGAAGCCGAAGTAGCTATGTTAACTAGGGATGCCGAGTTAACCTACGAACAGCTTTCTTTCAGTAGGGATTTACTTAAGGAAATACTGTCTATAGTGGATGAGGTGTACCCTAGGTACACTGAAACAAAGAAGCTGATAGCAGACATAAAACAGGCTTTCGCTGAAAGCCTAGCTGAAATATGATACATGACATGAGGTAAACATGGCTGAGGTAACTATATCTGACAAAGAGTACATGGACGTCCTAGATGAGATATACGGTACGGTAAGTATCTGCGGGATTTCTTACTGCGCGGGGTATGCGTTAATGAACATAGACCCCATCGCTTTTAATGTGGGTAAAAGCGAATATGAAGATTCGCTAGAGGCTGGCGAAGAGGAGTAAGTAAACTGCCAAGGACGGCAGAAAGTACATTAGTTATAGTGTACTTTCTAGGGCATACAGGCTTCCCTACCTAAGCCTGATGAAGTAAAAGAGGTACATACATTATGTTTAATCCAACCGCTGAACAAGTAGCTTGCCTTAATGCAGCTATATCAGGTAATAGCCTAGTTATAAACGCATTTGCCGGTACCGGCAAGACAAGTACACTACAATACATAACGAATAACTACTACAAAAAGACGCTCTATGTAGCGTTCAATAAGACGGCGGCGGAGGAAGCCGCTAAGAAGTTTCCAAAGCATGTAGAGTGCAGAACTCTACATAGTCTCGCGTACCAAGCTATATGTAAGGGTAGCCCGTATGGTAAGAGGTTGCAAAACTGGGTAGAGTACAAGGAAGTAAATGCACTATGCGCTTCTCTGACTGTAAAGGAGAAGGTAAACGACCTAGTGGCAAATGCCCTAGTGATAGTAAAAGAGTTTTGCAACTCTGACGACTCTAGTATAGTTATCCCAGAGGCCGACAAGGACAACTTGTGGCTACAAGCAACCTATACTGCCGCTCAACGTATTTGGTCTAGCTGGAGTAACCCACGTGAGACAACTAAGATAATACACGATGTGTACTTTAAGCTATGGCAACTAAATAAACCTAGGTTGAACTATGACCTCATCCTACTGGATGAGGCGCAGGACAGTAACCCGGCTACTATAGACGTAATACGTCAGCAATTTAGCCAAGTTATCTTGGTAGGCGACAAGTACCAGTCTATCTATGCTTGGCGTGGGGCAGTTAATGCAATGGATGCCCTACCTGACCTACAGACTCTTTATTTGACAGAGTCATTCCGTTTTAATCAAGACATAGCTGATAAAGCTAATGTACTGCTAGCTGCTATGGGTAGCACAGTTAGCATGAAGGGGGTCGGCGGTAATGACCGCACTGACCAAGCTACCTTAGTTAGAACGAATTTTGGCCTAGTGCAGCTAATGCAGCAGTACGCTGCCGCAGGGCAGACTATGTATGTTGAGGCAGACCTAAAAGAACTGTGGTCAGCTGTCTATACTGCAAATGCTATGCGCTTTGCAAATGACGGTAAGGTAGAATGGCCGAAATGGCCTAGTAAGGCTATACAAAGTTACGGCACGTGGATGGCTCTTATGGAGTCTAAAGACAACGATGTCGTTAGGTTAGTTAAGCTAGTGCAAAGTGGCTTCGGCCACAAGGATATACAGCAGATAAAGTGTCTGCTTACTGAAGACAGGCTAAAGGCAGACGTACTACTTTGCACAGGGCATAAAAGTAAGGGACTCGAATATGGTGTAGTTACCGTAGGCGATGACTTCTTACCCTATAAGTATGAAGAAGACGGCTATTCTAACCACATGTGGTTAGAATACGTTAAAGAGCAGGGGGCCAACCTGCTCTATGTAGCCATGACCCGCGCAACAAATGAACTGATAATTGGTTTAGGCATAGAGCAGTTCTTAGAGGAAGTAGCTTCTAACTAAGCTAAGTGCCACGGATGGCAGTTATATTGCTTTGCAAAAGGTAATATAACCGGGTAAATAGGGTTCCCGTAAATAACCTTAATTAAAAGAGAGAAACTACTATGAGAAAGCAAGATGTTATAGCCAGGGTAACGGCTGGAAACAGCCTGTATTGCTGGGTTAAGCACGAAGAGAACAGCTATCTTAGTGTAGCTAGAATTGTCCACAGCGGCATCTTCGCCGCTAGGGAAGTCTACATACTCAATGTAAGGGATATGCTTGAGCTAGATGAGTTTTATGACCAAGGATGGTCGATCATAAGGGAAATAGAAAAACCGGAGGTTATATGAAAAAGAAACTAAAGCTAGTTTTAACAGAACTAGACGACAAGCCGTCTACAGCCCCTAACAGCGTAAGCATAGCTTACACTGACGAAATGACAGTAGTTGAGCTTCGCCATGCCTTATTAAACTATGAAGGAATAGGCATAGAAGATAACAAGTATAACATGGCTAGGGCTATTGATGAGGCAATACAGTTATACTTTGGTATCCCTATGTTGTCTAACTTAATACTGTTCAATATAGATGGGTGTTTAATGCAACCAAATAACGGTGTCTACCTAATTTTTACCCTATGTGAGGTGTAACTATGGTATACACACCGACGGGTAAACAATATAGCTACCCCTACCACAAGGTAGCTATGCTGCAAGCACAACGTAGCTACATAGAGGGTCTAGTCGACATATGTGGTGGCGATATAGCAGACATGCTAATCGTATCTGGGTTAAGTAGAATGCACCTGTATAGGGTGCTTAAGATGCACGGTCTAGCTGACCTTGCATACGATAGCAGGGATGCTTACAACAATCTCAAGAGAGCAAAAAATAGAGTAAAAGAGGTAAACAATGATGCCCTTTAGCTATGTTATACACTTTGTGCATAACAATTACACCTTGAAGGCTGATTGTATCAGCCTAAATAGCCTAACGGCTATGGCAGATGCAGTAGAGGAATCAATAGTAGTTATGTACGCTTATGCGTGCGGACACTACTACCCGCAGTTTGTTAGGATAACTGCGACAAAAGAGTGTAATCTGTTAGGTAAACAATGGTTTGAAGTAACAGGTGATGCAGTTAACGTAGATGAACTGCACAAGGTGAAGTTAACCAGCTTTTCCTGGCCAGATGAAGTCAGCGAAGTTAGGTCGTTTTCAGTTAAACTAAAGTAAAGAGGTAAAGTCATGAGCTACAACGTAATTACACTGTTCGGATTCATCCCACCTAATGGGGAACCCGGAGTGTGGCATAACTACGGTACGCGGTTAACGCTAGGTGAACTCGACCTGTACAAGATAGAGAGAATTGCCAACGCAATATGCGCTAATGTAGCCCAAGTGTGGATACGACAGGAAGACGGCACATTTCAACTAGAACACTGCTACGCATATTGCGTAATGCAGCCACCTATTGAAGGGGCCAATGTTTGGGTAAAGTGTCGTGCCGAACGTAACTACGCAGAGGCAGAGCTTGAGTTACTACCGCTTACGCAACTTACCCTGCGTAGTGGTGTAGGGAAACGTGAGACATATCTCACGTTGTATAACAACCCATAAACCAACCTAGGATACCTTAGCATGGACGCTACATCACCAAATAGAGAGAAACACAAATGAAGTACATTGTATCTTACGTAGAATCCTGCACCCCAGACTACTTCCACGGAGTCAACTTGCCCACAGTACAAGTTATGCTCCATAGCGAGTCAACTTATGGGGACATCCTAAGCGACCTAAAGTCCTACTGTACAGTGGATCACCTAGACGTTATGGATGACGGCTCACAGTTCAACTATGAGCTTTACCTAGCCGCGCTAGAAGATACGTTTGAACCAGTCATGGATAAGCTAGATAAAGTGATGGAGGCCACAAGGTACATAGAGCCAGAACCGGAGGATGCGGCGGATTGTTATGACAGTGTCTACGCTTACTTTGTAATCCAAGTAGACAAAGAAGGGGATGAAGATGAACTATAAAGAGCTAAGTGAGGCAGTTAGGGCAGAGTACGGAGAAGAAGTTGCACTATACACGGCTATAATAACTAGCTTTAGCCTTATGAGAAAGGCAACTAAAAAAGAGCTTCTAGGGCAAGTAAATAGGACAGAAAGCATACGTAAAGAGGCCGCTAATGTACTGTGGGAAGCCCCGAAAGATAAAGTAGAGATAGCCCTGGATGTGTGGGAGGTTATATACACTTGGCAGATTAACCGAGTGCTGCATGATAAGGTTAGCTCTTTTAGGGAGCTAGTGGAAGAAAATAGAAAGCAACTAGCCTAAGCTAGCAGCCCAAGGACGGGCAACTTACATCAACTAAAATCGAAAAATAGGTGAATTATGATTCAGAAAGACAAAAACGGCACATATAGTAAAATAAAGCTGTCCTATGGGCAGTTCGGCTGGATGGCCACGGTTAGTTATGCTAAGCGCAAGTCGGCCCTTAAGGTAAAGAAGCCACGTAGCATGGCTAGCTACGTTAAGTCAATTACGCTGACGTGGTGAATTATGAAACACTACAACTATGTAATAGGATGGTACAGTCCACGTACATCACACTTTAACTGGATTGATGGTACGTCAATTAGGCATTTTGGCTCCGCCAAAGAGTACGTAGACCACATATTAGCAGGGCAAACAGCCTACGTTAGGGAAAATGTAGTGTTCCTAGAATGCTACAATGAGACTAAAGATGCCAGAGATACGTGGCTTCACGTGACCTTCGGCCACCCCCAACCTGCACTAGAGTCTCACGCAGAGATGGTAGCTCACCCGGATTATAGTAACCCGTGCTATTTTAGCATGAGCATACTAGACGCTAGCGAGAGCAGTAATATAGCGTTAGTTAAGGTGGCTCCATATAAGGCCATTTTGGCTAACATTGAAAACGGCATAGTGAATTATGAGTATGGCCTAAACTATGAGTTAGGGCTGTACCATACTTATAGTTCAACAGAGTATAAAGGGCTAACCGTATCTAAAGATATGGTACTAGCGTATTATACACCAACTTACTTGTTTGATTAAAAAATAATGCAAAGAACGATGACTAACCTATACTCAGCAATACGCAGTAAACGTAGCCTTACTGAAGGCGAAGTAAATAGCCTAGTCTATTTATTGGGTAAACATTGTAACGGAGGCACTAAAAGACACCTAAGGGAAAGTATAAAGGCAATGGCATTGCCCACACGAAACGCAATCATGGCTATACCGAATCTAGCCATGCAAGTTAAATTACATGGGACAGACGCGGAGTTTATAAAGTCTGTCTCATATAAAGATGAAGTGCGTGCCCTACGGCAAGCCTTCTTAAAGTAACACCCCACATACAGCAGAGAGCCTAATTATGAAACACGAACCTATTATATTTGCCTCATTCGAAGATATATGTGCTTTTCCTGGCACGTACAATGGGGTAGCTACCCACTGGGCACAAGTTAAGGATGCCTATGTACCCATAGTAGGGTACTATAATACACTTCCAGTATTGGGGGTTATTGTAGATAACCCAGATGGGGCCGATTGTTGGTATCTTGAGGTAGCTCAAGAGTACTTATATCAGCATGAGCATGGTATAAATATGGGGTATCCCATAGTATGTAAGCA